GACCATTTAGAGGCAGTGACACACGCAGAAAACATTCGCCGGTCAGCAGTCACAAAGATGTGGACCCATTGCTCAAAAGGGCACCCTCTAGCTGGAAGCAATCTCAAGCCCGCGAGCAAGGGAAGATTCCGCTGCCGTCAATGCGCTAATTCAAAGCCATGCCCACCGAAACCAGTAGAGGTGAGCGCATGACCCGAGGCTATGACGAAACCTGCCCCTGCATCCACTGCGACGGCGTGAGACGGAACCAACGGGAGGATGAGCAATGGCAACACCGGAAGCGATTATCTCTGGCGAGATTCGTGACTTTCTCAAGGACACTGGCGAGTTCTTTCTTCGCCTCAATAGCGGGAAGCTGCGCATCGGGCACCGCTGGATCTATCTCTGCCCTGAAGGTACGCCTGACTATGTGGTGTTTCGCTCTGTGCCGCATTGGATCGAGGTCAAATCTGCCAACGGGCGCACGCAGAAGGAACGAGCAGCCAAGCAAGCTGAGTTCGCAGACAAGGTTGTGAGTTTGGGCCATCGGCACCTAAAAGCAACAAGTTTGCAGGAAGTAATCGACTTTCTAGACGGGCAGTGACAGGAGGCAAGTGATGGACTACGCAATTATCGGTTTGGCGGTGGTCGCGGGAACCGCTTTGGGATTCCACTTCGGCGTTCGCATCAAGGACAAGCAGGTAGACGATGCGCTCAAAGTCTGCGGCCTGAACATCGAGGAGATCAAGCGCCTGGAGGCAGTGCGTGATGCCCTAACCGAAGAGCTAGAGCAGGAGCGGGCAGACAGGCTCATCAAAGAGGGCAATGCGAAGCTGCGGCGCTCAGAGGGCTCTAAGCGTGGCTGGATGAAGCGGAGGGCAGCATGAGCGAACCCAACAAATGCCGCAAGGAGTGGCGCGGGCGTGAAGGCGAAGACCACTATTGCGACGAGTACGAGGGGCACGGCGGAAAGTGTGTTTGCGATTGTGGAGCGCGTGGCTATGCCGCGAATCCTTCGCCTGCCAAGTGGACGCCTACGCCTTTCTATAAGCGGCAGAAGCGGAGGACGGCATGAGTCTAGAACTTACGCCACTAACGCTCAGAGAGGCTAACGCTTTCGTGGATAAGCACCACAGGCATCATGGTTCAACACGCGGGCATCTCTTCTCAGTCGGTGCCAGTATAGGCGGCGTAATAGTGGCTGTGGCTATCGTAGGCAGGCCAGTTGCAAGGATGCTGCAGGATGGCTACACGGCAGAAGTTCTAAGGCTTTGCAGTGATGGCACAAAGAACACTTGCTCTATGCTCTATGCGGCAGCATGGCGGGCTGTAAGGGCGATGGGTTATCGCAAGCTCGTGACGTACCTCCTGATCACAGAGAGTGGTATATCGCTAAAGGCTGCAGGCTGGAAGTGCATTGGTGAGGCGGGCGGGGGAAGTTGGAGCCGCTCTGGTCGTCCCCGCGTGGATACTCACCCATTACAGAAAAAGATTAGGTTCGAGGTGGCCGCATGAAGTGTTCACTTTGCCCCCGAGTAGCTTGGTACACCGTAGGCTCACGCGGTTACTGCGGCCAACACAAGGCTGAGGCTGATGCCGATGGAAAGCGTGAAGGCGTGAAAAGCGATAAGTGGCCCAAGGAGGACGCGTGAAGAAGGCGGAGCGGCATAAATATGTATACGGCGGGTACGAGGTAGGTTCTGGCGGCCCTATCTGGTGCAAGGTCTGCGGCAAAGACGTTGAAGATCCCATTCACATACCGGAGGCTGCATGAACAAAGCACCAAGGACATATCGGGGCCGCTCGCAGCGCTACCCCAAGCGCCAGAACCCTGGCAGCCTGCACCGTATGAATGTGTATCTCACATGGGACGCTTACGACAAAGCAGACCAGATGGCAGCAGAGACAACACTGAGCGCATTCTATGAAGAGTTAGTGCAGCGTGAGTGGCGCAGACGTGAGAAGCGAGCAGAGAAAGAGCTAGCACTAGTGTTAGCTGTCGATTCCGATTGCATGGAAAACGGTGCAGTGTCACACTCAGCCTAAGACGTAATTCCTCCTTCAATGCGGGTGCCGTCCGTCGCTGGACCGCCCGCAATTTTTGGAAGCGGCAACGCGCATGGCCGATAAGCGCGATACCTGAATGACCAATAGATTTCCTGTCTTCAATGTGACCAAGGGCTTCCCTGTGCGCTATAAGCAGGCCGTCAAGGCCATCAATGAGTGCGCCGCTGCATGGGTGGATTACGGCGTGAGCATTCGAGACCTGACGCTGGCCGAGTCGATCTCTGCGCGGAATCAGCAGGCCGCATTACGTGAGCCGCTGGAATACTCGGAGCTGTTCGGGCTGCGCTATGAGCCACGGATCGGTGGCGAGGCTAAGGCGAGGGAATCGAACGCGCTGGTGTGGCAGGCTTGCAAGTTCGCATCTGAAGCACAAGTTTAGTTACGGGGTTTGGCGTCCCCGCTTCTCGTTGCCGAGGCCGAGATAAACCCAACGCCAAATATCTAGGGAGGGCACATGGCAATAATCGACCAGTTCATCGCACCACTTGCCGGCGTAGCCCTGAAGGTTATTCAGGAGTTCCACGCATCCCCTGAAGAGAAGGCGCAGGCACAGCAAGCCATCAACGACGCGGTACAGAAGGCCCAGCAACAGGCACAGGACTACGAAGTCCAGTTGAACACCATTGCAGGCCAGAACATCCGCGCCGATGCGACGAGCGGCGACAAGTACACCGAGCGGGCGCGGCCAACGTTCATGTATGTCGTGATCTCGGTCATTGCGTTCAATTACATGTTTCTGCCCTTCGCGCAGATATTCGGCTCCAAGATCGGGCCTATCGTGCTTCCAGCTGACCTACTGACGCTGTTCGGCGTGTGTGTAACCGGCTATGTGTTCGCACGGTCTGCAGATAAGGCGCTGGCCCTGCCTGGTGACTCGCAAATCAACATCCTTGGCATAAAGGCGGGGAACAAGTCATGAAAGACACAATCCTCCTGCTGTTCGGCTTCGGCGCTGGCGTAGTGGTGACAGCCGCCTTCGGGCATAAGGTTCTGAATTTCATCGTCGGTCTGCTGGAAAAATCTGCGGCGAAGATGCAGGGCAAATGACGCCGGAGTGGGGACCGACTGTTGTCTCGATTGCCACTGGCATCTTTATCGCGGGCGCTTGGTGGAGCACATCAAGGGATCACGGCAGGCGTATCCAAAACCTTGAAGACAAGACCGAGGACCTAAGCACACGCATGACAGCATCGGAGGCTTGGTTCAAAGGTTACGACGCAGGGAAGAGCAAGTAGTTAGTGCTTCGGGCAGGCTTTCACGATGTCACGCGATCCGAACACGCCTCCACACTTCGGGCAGGTATGCAGGACTTTAGGACGACCACCGGCCCGAGTCTTACGCTTTGCATTGTTCCAGGAGGCAACAACTGATTTAACGACTTTCCGCTCCCCTTTATCGAGAGAGCGGAGCCATTCGCGGATTTGATCGTGGTCGGTCATGGTTTATTCACCTCTGTTGTGGCAAGCAGCAATTTCGTTAGCCGTATTTCTATCTTTGGCGTGGCAGATTAGCATTGAATCCTCGTCCAATACTTCGACCATTCCCGCGTGATCTGGTGATTGCATGTCCCATCCACACGCGTGCCATATCTTTTTGGGGGTTGCGCTGTCGTGGTCGGTCATTCGGCCTCGCTTAGTGGCTCTGGTAGCGGCATCCAGTGGGTATATATCCTCTTGAAATTTCGGACATATTTACCGCTTACAACCTCGGCTGGTCTTTGGTTATAGTTACCCGGTGCCGACATAAATTCCTGGGCAAACTTACCAACCACATAAACATCCAGAGAGTCTTCCGGTAATTGATCTTCGACGCTGATCCAATCGGTCATGCGGCATCCTCGATGCGCTTGGCCGCGCCCTGAGCGCCCTTGATGGTGGGATAGGTGGCGCGCTTGATTCCGCCGACGAAGAGAGAGAACTTGGAGCCGTTGGCGTAGATAGAGAACTTGATGTTCTTGGCGGTGAAGGACTCGATGAGCATTTTGTGTTGCCTCCTTGCTTACAAATACGAGATTAGATCAACAACAGTAGTTTGTCAATAGGGTAATGAGATTTATTTTCGGGGGTAGTCGATGAAGCCTCGCATCTACTGCTTCGGATCTGGCTGGGCATTGGTGACCAAGACGCAGGTTCGCTACCTTGGCAGCTTCAATGAGGCACACAAGGCGCTGCAGGAGATGAACAACACCACGGCGATCCAAGCCTGCTTAGACATCATTCAGGCTCGCATGGGCCGGATACAGACATTGGGGAGAGCATAAAAATGGTTATGACATACGCACCGCATCAGCAGCGCGTAGTAGACGAGAAATCCGAACTCGCTTCAAAGCTGGAGAAGCTGAATACGTTCATCAGTGGAACCTTCTTTGAAGGCTTGCCAGAGGCAGAGCGCATCCGTCTAGCTCGGCAGGCGGTAGTTATGAAGGACTACTTGGACATCCTCAACGACCGCATCGCGGCCTTCTAGTGACGGCATATCGGAAGGCTGTACTGGCTCAGACTGAAGCGTGGGTCAATGGCTTCAGCTATCACAGTCAAGAGACCAATGAGTGCTGCCCCGACTTCTCCTGCTGTGTGCCGGATATGTTCGAGAAAGATGCCAGCAAGCGAGCGGATCGCCTGCAAGACTTACAGCAGCAATATGGATTGATTCAGTGAGACGGGCATGAGCTGGGACGGCTTCCTTGAAACCCCCATCGGCACGTTTGAGCAAGAGTACCGGCAGGCTCACGAAGCTTGTGATGTCTGCCGGGCTGCTTTCAAGATTGCATTAGAGAAGATCAGTTTGGCCGAAGAGCAGCTAAGGCAGGCTAAGGCCAAATTGGAATTGAAGAGGAGTTTGCGATGACATTAGAACTATGGGCATTCTTTGGTGCGCTGGCTCTGGTTTATCTCGGCTTCATTCTGGGCTGGGCCTATTACGGCGGCAAGATCGCAGAGCTGCGGCGGCAACTGATTGACCTCAAGCTGGTAGACGAGGCTATTGACGAAGCAGGCAAATAGATGGCCTACACAGCCTTGGCGTTACTTCTCGCCATCCTCAACTTCTACTTCTACTTTCAATTGGAGAGTGACATGGTAACTCGTGAAGAATTCGATGCAGCGTTGCAGGCAGGCGTGACCACGATCATCAGCAAGATTGATGACCTGGCCGCAAAGGTAGCCGCTGGCGCTATTGCCACCCCTGAGGACTTCAGCGCAGAGCTGGCTATTCTGCAGACGGCTGTGAGTGAGGCCCTGACGAAAGATCCTGACCCGGTTCCGCCGGCGAGTGAGTAATTGAAGCATGGAATATTCGCAGGAACTCGCTGACGCAATATGCGAGCTAATAGCACAAGGCAATAGTATGCGGGCCATTTGCAGTTCGGATGCAATGCCCGCTAAGTCCAGCATTTTTAAGTGGTTAAGAGAACACAAAGAGTTTGCGGACCAATACGCGCGCGCGAAAGAAGATGCGCTTGAGCTTTACGCTGATGAATTGGTTGAGATCGCGGACGACATTAGCGACGACGTAAGCGGCGAATTACAGATGCCGAACAGTGTCGCAGTGCAGCGGGCAAGGCTTCGCGTTGATACCCGTAAGTGGATTCTTTCCAAGCTGGCGGCGAAGAAGTACGGAGACAAGCTAGACATGAACCTCGCTGGCAAGGACGGCGGCCCAATCCAAGCAGCAATCGCTGTGACCTTTGTAAGGACGAATGGAACAGATCAAGGCTGAATTCCCCGAAAAGCTCGCCGGCCTATTCGAGCCGCATCCATTCAAGACGCTTTATGGTGGGCGCGATGGGGTTAAGTCGTGGTCGATTGCCAGAGCGCTGCTTATCATCGGGGCTAACCCTGGCATTCTTTGGCCGGGCAGAACTGAAGGGCCTCGCATATTGTGTGGACGCGAGACGATGGACTCGATTCGAGAGTCTGTGCACCAGCTACTGAGTGACCAGGTAAGCAATCTGGGCCTCGAAAACTTCTATACGGTGCTGCAATCTGAGATTCGCGGGGCTAACGGCACCGAGATTATGTTTGCCGGCCTCCGCAAGCAGTCTGTCTCATCGCTGAAGAGCTATGAGGCAATCGACATCTTCTGGGGGGAAGAGGCATCAACGGTCAGCAGGCGCAGCCTGACGATTCTGTTGCCGACCATCCGCAAGGCTGGGTCTGAGATTTGGTGGTCGCTCAACCCGGATCTTGAGACGGATGCGGTGTACCAGGACTTTGTTATTGACCCGCCGCCCAATTCGTTCGTTTGCAAGATGTCGTACAAGGACAACAACTGGCTCAGCAACGAATCGAAGCAAAAGATTGAGCTGCTAAGGGAAAGAGATTACGACACCTTCCACCATGTTTACGAAGGCGCTACACGTTCAACAGTTGAAGGCGCGATCTACAAGAAAGAGATTCAGGCAGCGGAGAAGGAAGGGCGGATTAGAGCGGTGCCTTATGACCCGCTGATGCCGGTTGATACGTTTTGGGACTTGGGTTTTGCTGATCGAGTCAGTATCTGGGCAGCACAGCGCACACCGTTTGAGATTCGCATACTTCGTTATTTCGAGGGCGATCACCAGGCAATTGACTATTACCTCCGCGAGATGCAGACGTGGGGATATGTCTATGGAACCTGCTTTCTGCCGTGGGATGGGGGTACAAGGAGTCTTGGCACTGGGAAGTCTATTGAAGAGCTGATGAGGCTCAAGGGCTTCAAGGTGCGAGTCAACCGGCAGTTGAATGTAGCGGACGGGATAAATGCAACACGTACTTTATTCCCCCAGTTGTACTTTGACGCCAACCTATGCGCAGACGGCCTGCAGTACCTCAGGCGCTACCAGTGGGGACCAGCCACAGCCTTAGGCGTACCGCGCAGCCAGCCGTTGCACGACGATGCCTCGCACCCGGCAGACGCATTGCGCACGCTGGCAGTAGGCATCAAGGAACCGGCTCGGGAGCGCAAGGAAGCGGCACCACAGGCGCACTACGGATCGGATGGGTGGATGGCATGACCACCGAAGAGCGCATTGAGCTGATGCAGATGTATTCGGTGGACCTGATGCCTTGCACGGTGGGGCCAAATCGTAGGCCCTCGATCTTCAGGGTTGCAGGTCTCCTCAAGAGATATCCGCATTGGAAGGCGCGATGAACAGCATAGTGATGGCGGAATACTGGCGGATGCGGCGTGAGTTCGAGGATTGGATGTATCGCCAGCAGCTAAAGGACAGCAAGCAGATGGAGTCGATTCTTAGAGCGTGGG